CGCCGCGATCAGTCCGAGGCCGACGACAATAAGCAAAGCGAGAATACCGGTCCGCCTCATGTCGTTTTACCTCGCACCGTGCAGTTGATCGCGCTGGCCGTGCCCGCGATCCACTTGATGCCATCCATGACGATTCCCTGGGGGAAGCTTCGGGAGTAGCTGGCCTTCGGCGGTATGGAGAACAGGGTGCCAGTGATATACAGCGTTGCTGCCGTGTTGGTAATACCGAGCGTGGCTGCGCTCGTTGTTTGGTTGTTGCATTCGATGGACATCACCAGGACCGCGCTCGCGGTCAGGGCCGTCAGGGAATCGGGAACGAACTGCAGCGAGAAATCCGCCGGTGTTGTGAAGTTGTAATCGGGCGTTGTCGGGAAGCTGGCATCCGTCGCCGGCGCGACCGACGTCGAATCCGCCTTCGGTTGGGGGCCTGAAGGCTCCGAAGTCACCCAACACGGGGCGCCGTCAATGCAAATCACATTTCCCATGTCGTCGAGGAGCGTGAACCCGGTCCCGCCGCCCACCGCCGGCGCGCCGATATACGACCCATTGATCGGGCCCGCTCCGGTTGCGGTGACCGTCGCCTCGAGGTAGTCGTACACCCCGGAAAACGTCACATGGTTGTCGCTGCCATCGAGCGCGGTCTTTGTGTCCAGCGTGGTTAGGGATCCGGCCGAGCCTCGAGCGCCGGCCTTCACCACAACGGAGATCGCGGAAATACCCTGGCCGACGGTGTACACAAATTCGTGGGACCGATTGCCAACCGGGAGCGTTGTCGTGAACGTGCCGGTCCCGTAGATGGTTTGGAGCGGAATCACCCGGGCCTGCGCCTGCGCCCCGATCGCGAAGGCCAGGATGCACGCCAGTAACGTAAGTGTTCGTTTCATGGCTAGATGACCTCTTGCGATCCGGTCGGCGCACTGGTTTCCGGTTTCTTTGGTTCGTTGGTCGCCGCGGGCGGCTTGCGGCCGTCGAGCTTCTCCATGCATTTCGGGTTGAAATGCTTCGGATCCAGGAGAGCGAATTCCTTCCCGGGTAGACGAAGAGAGTTTTCAATAAAGCAGCGTTTTGTCGCTCGTACGCGCATGGGAGTCCTCCTTGACTCGCATTTAAAAAAGCTCGAGCTGAACCCCGGGGGAGGGGGTTCAACTCGAGTCACGCGTTAGATCGCGTTGGGATAGGCCTTCCAGGCCTGCGGATTGGTTGTGAAAAACGCGTTGATCTTGCCGGCTGTGACCGTGGTCGTTCCGATCACCACCAGCACGCCGAGGAACTGCTCGTACACGGGTCCCTCGAGCGGCAGCTTCACACAGACGGGAATCCCGCCCGCGTTCATCTGCGAATCGTTCGCCGCCGAATCATCAGTAACGTAAGTCTTACTGACGATGTGATCGGTCGCGGTTCCGTCCGTCGCGATCGCCGCCGTCGCGTCGGACGACAGCTTGAAAATGATCGTGCCGGCAGATCCGCCGGTGATGATCTCGGTGTCCACGGTGATCATGAAATAGAGAGCCTCGCCCAGGTTGCCCAGGTCGCGCGCGACGCTCAGGTCCACTTGACTACCGACCAGGGCGGTCCCGGCCGAACCGGCAACCGAGACGGCATCGCAAAATTCTGTGAGTTTGTCCAAAAGAGCCATGATTCAACCCTCCTTGGTTGAAGTCCGTTTTTGCTGGCGTCTTTGAAGACGCCAGCGCGGTTGACCGGTTTACGCGACGAGGGATTCGTTCTCGAGAAGCGAGTCCACGCGCTTGACGGGGATGCCGTCGAACATCAGAATCCTCTTGCCCGCGACGTCTTCCATCGTGAGCGTGGAATTCTTTACGGCGTTCTGGACTTGCAACCGAAGGAACGTGCGGAGCGTCCGGCAGCAATAAATGATCGGGCGGCCGTTGAGGTCCGGCGGGAGCTCGAGCGCCATCGTGATCTTTTCGATCAGGTCGGCGCCTCCGGTAGATGGGTCTTTCTTGAGGTCGCTCACGTCGATGTTGGGGATTCTCACGATGTAGCGCCAATCGGGAACCGCAAAACCCCAGTCCCATCGGATGTGGTTGCGGTACACCTGCATGTAACCGCCGGTTCCTGCCGGATCCGGTTTCGTCTGCTCGCCTTGGTCGTTGATCTGGATCCCGGCTTGCGATCCTTTCGGATAGAAACCGTGCAGACCCTTTGTTTCCCCGTGAACGACGAGCCAGATACTCGCGTTGTCGGCGCCGGCGCCGCCGCCGAGGATGATGTTCTCGCCATTCACCGCGCCGGATTTCGTGGCGAAGCGCGGCGCCAGGCCGAGCACGCCTTCGGGTTCGGTCGCGCTGTTTCCATAGAACACGCTGGTGGAAAACTTCTGGCCGAAGCCTTCGATGTGTTTCCGAAGCTGATTCATCCGGAACGCGGCCGCGTTGTTATTGCGATCGGCCAGCGCCTTGTCGACTTCCGGATAGGCTTCGGCCATCGCGCAGGTGTCGCGCACTTTGGCCTGCGTTCCTTTCGCCGGCTGGGTGTAGCCGTAGTACTTCCGGAAGGCCGGCTCAGGGATGCCTGTATCCATCATCGAGACGTGCGAATCGACCTCGTTGCCCTCGATCATGTTCACGTCCGCGATCATGGGATTGACTTCATCCAGGATCCCGATCGTGCGGCCGACTTTGTCGTCGGGGCCCAGCGTGGCCTGGAAATCCAAAAGAGTCGGGTGTGTGTTTGCTAGAGCTGCCATGTGTGAACCCTCCGTGGTTCGTTAGCTCCCGTCCTTGGGAGCGATTCCTTTAGTTGAAGAAGACCTCGTGATCCGCTTTCAGCTTCTTGTCGCCGCCGATCGCCGGTTGCCCGCTTCCCGGTGTGTCTTCGCCCATCGCTCTCCCGATCGAGTTGATAAACCGCACCCACTCCGGATGATTGCCGTAGCCGGTTTCCTCGAGGAATTTCGAGAACGCGGAATCTTTCGGGAAAAAGCGATCCGCGACGCGCTTGACGTGAATCAACGTTTGGGCGTAATGCTCGCCGCCGACTTCCTTATCGGTTTTGGTTTTCTCCGCCCAGGCCTCGCGTTCAGTTTTCGCGGCCGTGTCTTTCCGGCCGACGATCGACGTCGCGGTTTCTTCGCTGTGCTTAAGGAGTGCGGCCGCTTGCTCTTGGGAGAGTCCATTCGATTTTGCATATTGCGAAATCCTCTCGAGGTCGGTCGCTTCAAGCGCGGATTTCTCCGCGGGTTTGAGTTCGTATTTGTCCGGGATCCCTTTCTTGCGGGCCTCTTCGGCGTCCGTCTTATGCTTCGTGACGGCCGCTTCGGAGGCGGACGTGATCGCGGTCCCGAAATATGCTTTTTGGTCCTCGTTCAACGAGGCTTGAAATGCGGCATCATCCATTGCCATCGGGCGTTCCCTCTTGTTTCTTTTTTTGCGCCTTCTCGAGCGCGATCCGTTCGTCCGCTTCGCGCCGGCGCGCTTCGCTCATCATGTGCAGCAGCGCGGTTTCGTCGGCCGCGGCAATATCGGCGATCAGCTCGAGGCCGACTTGCCGGCGTCCTTCGTTGAAATAGACCGTGTGCGGATCCAGGTCCCAACTGGAGCGGAAGACGCCGCACTTTTCGAGTCGCGTCCAAATCGCCCGTCGGCCGGCCTCCGTCGCGAGTACCGCTCGCATCGCCGCGGCCTCTTGGTCCGCCCGGCGCTTCTCTTGTTCCTTCGCGAATCGGACCTGTTTCGGATCCGCCGCGTTGTGGACGAGGTCGCTCATGCGCTCGTCACCAGCTTCCACAGCGGTTCGGCCTTCGTTCCGCCGTTGAGATACATCTTGCCGTTCGATGTGCGCAGGTAGATCGAGCCCGGCCCGGCGACGCCTTCACCGGTTGCCGCGGGATCGCCGTCGGTGTAGTCGACGGGCGCCCCGGATCCGGAGAGGACCATGATGTCGTTGGCGAACGTTGGCGTTGTGATCGTCGCCGCGGTGATGACCGCCGCGGTCAGCGTCGCGAGAGCGGCCGTCACACTAGGGGATTCCATGCCGGCGTCGGTAATCATGAGGACGCGGACGCCTTCGTTATTCACAAACGCCTGGATCACATCCGCAACGTCGGAGAGGGATCCCGTCGCACTATAGGTGTCGATCGTGACGGTGACCGGACTCATTGCCGCTTCGAGGTCCGAGCTGTCATCCGTGAGCGTTTCGGGAGCCTCGACTCCGTGAAACACAATGACGAATCCCGCGGCGAAGCTTCCTGTCACGACGACTTCCTCGAGGCCCTCGATCTCCCGGATCGCGGCCTGGAGCTCCGTCGCGCCTTCATCGTTCGCGATGGTGATCGGATTCCCGTCATAGTCGAGATTGAGATCGCCCGCGTCCGGAACATCGGAAGTACTCACGGTTTGCGTTGGCGTCACATCCGCGCGCACGCGATACCACCTCGTTCCGGCGCATTCATTTTTCACGGTTCCGGAAAAGGCGGCCGTGGCGGAAATGATTTCCTTCCAGAACGCGCCCGGGTTGGCGGACTCATCGATATAGATGGTTCCCGTAAAACTCCCGGTGATCGCGATCGTTGCCGACTGGCCGGGCGCGAGAGACAACGCGGCGCTCACGCCGTCCACACTAAAGGATTGCGAGACTTGGCTCATGCTTGGGCCCCTTCCATGATTTGTTGCAACGCGCTGGGTTGGTCGGTCGGCGCCTGGCTGAGATCCCGGACGCCCTTCGCCGCCATCGCTTCTTGTTCGATTTGTCGTTGTTGGGCGGCCGCCTGTTGGGCCGCATCGATCGCCGCTCGAGCTTCATCGTCGGGAACGATGATCTTGGGATTCACGCCGAGCATGTCGCCGTAGTCGTCGACGAGCTGCAGCGGATCGATTTTGTATTTCACT